TGCTTGAGTACTTTGCTCCAGCTCTTAGTTTTAGCATAGCAAGAACAGGCTCAACCTCTAGCACTCTAACAGTCACAAGAAACGCCAAAATCGCCCCTCTGACAGTATCAGGAAGTCAAAAGAATACAATGTCGCTGACATTCAAGGTCGCAAGGCTTGGGACTACTAACTATCAAGTAGATACAGGACCAGCTACTGGATCCTGGACAAGTATCTCAAGTCTAGTCAATTCTCAGGCTAATCTTGCAGGCAATTATCTAGCTAATCAGTCCTGGGTCGTTATTGGCACGCTTGAGGACAAATTCACACGGTCTGATTTCATGGTCAACGTAGCCACAGAGAGCGTAGTCTTGTCTTATGACAGGTCAGGAGTTGGGGTCAACAAAATCAGAGAGCGTGGTGCTTTGGATGTCAAGGGCGACATCTTTGCCGATGACAAACCTATTCAGCAGTATCAGCTTACAGATAATAGAGGTTTTGGAAAACTCATCAAACAAGATTTCAACTCAATGACAAATACTGGACATTGGTGGATAGACGGAACTTCTCCCAACAATCCTTTTGGCGCTTGGGGGATGTTAGAAGTATTCAGACCTAACCCAAACTCAGTAGAGGCTATTCAGCGATTTACAACATCAATGGGATACATGGCAGTTAGGGAGAATGGCTTTGATAATAACTGGAGGCCATGGCGCTACCTAGTACAACAATCAAAATCCACTAATAACTCTGACTATGTGGCTTTACTAAAGTCAGAAAGCAATCCGACAGCTTGGCAAAATGCCAATTTACAAAATGGGTGGAGCCATCATAGAGATTATGGAAATGTCCAATTTTCAAAAACATTTGACGGTATTGTTTATTTAAAAGGGACTTGTAAAGGTGGAAAGACTACCCGTGAGTCAATTATCTTTACTTTGCCTGAAAATTTCAGACCATCTACAACGCTATTCAAAACCGCTTTGAATAATGATTACGGTTCTGCTGTTTTAGGGATCTATCCGAGCGGTAACGTAGTCGTAAAGGGAAACGTTGACGAAAAATGGTTAAACCTAGACAATGTATCTTTCAAAATTTAAGGAGGAACTATGAAATTAGAGTATGGGACAAAGTCCTTGGAATATGATGGCAGCGGAAAAGAATCCGCTACAAAGGTCACATTAGTCAATACAGATGGTGCTATCGTACCTATCTTGCTACCAGCTGATAAAATCAGCTTGTCTAATACAGAGCTTTTTGAATTAGCTCTTGAGTCGCTCTATGAGGAAAATTTCCCAAATCGAGCTGAAAACGAAAAATTCAGCAAAGTAGCTCAAGAACTACAAAAGAACAAAGAGGCAACGGATAAAGCTGAGCAAGCAGTAACCGAAAACAAGGAAAATCTTGATACTGTTTCAGCTATTACAGAGGTCTTGATTGCCTTGGCAGTATCTCAAAATGGAGGTATGCCTACCCACGCTTATGGAAAGGTAGCAGCATTCATCAAGCCGCTTGCTAAGGACAAACGTTACAACAACGGAGACATCATCTCAGGTGCTTATCCGTTTGACACCAATCCGAAATGGCCGAGTGGAACTAAGACTATCTTTAAGTTCCAAATGCAGCCAACAGAGGGCTACACATGGAAAGAACAGTCACTTGCTGAAATGCTACAACAAGGTGTGTTGACCGTGGTCATGCCACGCATTGATTAGAAGGAGGTTGTATGCCAGGTTATGAACGATTTCTCGTACAGATCTTTATCACCCTCATTCCTGTGATTGGTCTTTATTTTTCAATGAAAGATAAAGCAACCAAGCAGGAGAATCGTCTTACGATTTTAGAGAAAGATATCGAAAATCTGAACGAATTTAAGACATCAGCCAACAAACGGCTCGATAACCACGATGAACAGAATAAGGCTATCTTAGTACTAGCTGAGCAAGTGAAATCGCTTGGTGAGGATGTAAGAGAGCTTAAAAGCTTGATTCAAAATAAACAACAATAAAAGGAGAAACTCAAAATGATTAACTGGAAATTGCGCTTGCAAAACAAAACAACACTCATTGCCCTTTTAGGAGCTATCTTCCTTATGGCTCAGCAATTTGGATTAGAAATCCCTAAGAATATTCAGGATGGTGTGAACACATTCGTTTACATTCTTGTATTGATTGGCGTTGTAAATGACCCAACAACTGCAGGGATCTCTGATAGCAAACGTGCTCTTGACTATCAAGAACCAAGCGAAGACTAGGAGAGAACAATGAAGAAAAACGACTTATTCATCGATGTATCTAGCCACAATGGATACGATATTACAGGTATTTTGGCTGACATGGGTACACAGAACACTATTATCAAAGTTCCTGAAAGTACAAATTATCTAAACCCTTGCTTGTCTGCTCAAGTGGAGCAATCCAATCCGATTGGCTTCTATCATTTTGCTTGGTTTGGTGGTGACATTGAAGAAGCTGAGCGAGAGGCACTCTATTTCCTTGATAATGTGCCCCAAAAAGTAAAATACTTGTGCCTTGACTACGAAGATCACGCTAGCGGAGATAAACAGGCAAATACAGATGCTTGTATTCGCTTCATGGAAATCCTCAAAGAAAATGGCTATGAGCCAATCTATTACAGCTACAAGCCATTCACGCTTAATAATATTCATTATGAGCAGATTCTTGCGAAATTCCCCAACAGCCTTTGGATTGCTGGCTATGGGCTAAATGATGGAAATGCTGATTTTGAATACTTCCCATCCATGGACGGGATTCGCTGGTGGCAATACTCTTCAAATCCGTACGACAAGAACATTGTTTTACTAGATGATGAAGAAGCTAAGCCAAAATGGAAGAAAAATGATACTGGATGGTGGTATGAATACCCTGACGGCTCTTATCCCAAAGAAGAGTGGGAAAAGATTGATGGTACCTGGTACTACTTCAACGAGAGAGGTTATTCAATAGCTTCTCGCTGGTTGAAGGATGATGGTAAGTGGTATTATCTCAAAGAAAATGGCGCCATGGCCATTGGCTGGGTGTTTGTGAATGGCAAATGGTACTATCTTGATGCTTCAGGAGCAATGGTCACTGGCTGGGTTCAATACAAGGACAAACTATACCATCTCAAAGAAGAGAATGGCGAAATGTCTTCAAAAGAACTTGTCAAAGTCGAAGGAGGCTGGTACTACGTCAACGAAGATGGCAGCCGTTCAGACAAACCAGCATTTAATGTATTACCTGATGGACTAATTGTTACCACTAAATAAAGAAAGGAGATTCTATTTTTCTTCTTAATGACCCGCAGGCAATAGCTTGCGGGCTTTTTTGTTTGCTCTGGAACAAGAAAATATCTAACTGACCGACGTTGATGTCGGCCAGTTACAAAATAAATGATTTGTCTGAAAATTGACTTGTTGAGGTCAACAAATAGTATTAAATCGCTTGGTTGCCATTTTTGTTGATGCCAACAAAATTGCTCTGAAAGTACTTTCTGAATTAAAATGGATAAGACTGTCTCAGCCTATCGTTTAGCAAAAGAGATAGGCATACAAGAGAGCTCCATATCTCTTTTGAGAAATGGTAAAAAGGATTTCAAAAAGCTAACTCTTGAGGTAGCTATGAGAGTCCAATCTTGGATAGATGCTGGTAATTAGCCGCAGGCTCAGGCTTGCGGGCTTTTTTGCTTAAAATAGAAAAAGCAGTGACCGAAATCACTGCTTTACCCATTATAAATTATTTTAGAACTCTAATAAGTTACTTTCAACAACCGCATTGAGAGCTAGAGATTTGCTTCCACAATCTTCAAAATCAATAGTGATTATGCCATCTTTGATTTCTGTTACTTTACCCGTTCCAAATGTTGGATGTTTAGCTGTTGAACCTATAACGTCTTTGTGAGACTCAATCCATTCCTTGACTTTCTCATTTTCTTCTTGATCCTGCAGAAGACCAGACTGTTTCATCAATTCAACCACCTCAAAATATCCATCTACAAATGTCTGTTTGAAATCTGGACCCATAGACAATTCTGAACGTTTTACAGGCTCACCCAAACCTAGCATTAGTTTAATAGCTTTCAAAATGATGTCATCAGGGACGTTGCGACTGTCAAGCTGTCCGCCAACTGCGTCACCATAAACACCGTAGAAATGTCCATCTTCGTCATCAATACCATAAATATCCATGATGTTACTTGTCCCAAGATTGCAATAAACTGCTCCATCTTCATTTACAATAGCATACGATACATCGTTATTTTTAATTTCTTCAAGTAGTTGTTTTGCGTTTTCCATTTCTAGCTCCTCCGCATATTTTTGTAATTTTTCTGCTGTCAATAAAGACATTTTGTCCAAATTTGTTTTTCCACTTCTAAGATCTGAGACCGTCGTCCAAGGCAAATCTGCCCCTTTAGCGATTGCGCTTGTGCTCTTTTTGCTTTTTAATACTTTTTCTATTTGCTTTCTCATCTTTTTGCCCTCTTAAATAAAAATAACTCAATAAAACGATCAGTATATTTATGATTAAAATTTTCATGGTATTGTTCCTATTTTATGGTATAATAGGGAGTGAGGGGAGTGGTAGCT